TTATAAGGAAATTTTATCTGATTAGAAAAATTTTGAGAATAGTTAAATGCTTGACCTAACTCAACTGCTAATCGTTTAAATAATAAAACCGTTGTTTGATTGTTCAGAACAGCCGGATCAGAATTATCAATTAAAGTAGTTAATCGTGAATATCTAAATCTTAAATCGAATTTTCCTAATTCCTGAGTATTATAATCTATACAAGTTGAAACAATCCTTTCACCTATTTCTTGAGGGGATTGTATAGTTTTATTTGGATCATATCGAACGTTAGCGGTAATTGCAATGTATAGATAATCCGGCGCCACAATTTCTGGCGTAACAGATACCATATTCTTTGTTGCTAAAATTTCTTTTTTAATAACTTCTTTATCTTTTGTTGTTAGAAATAATCCACTTTTGGGTTTCACAGCAATATAAGCTTTTCCATATCTTGGGGGATCATTTTGTTCTCCTCCCCAACATGTTACAGATTCAGCATTAACCCATTCTTGTTCTACAATTCTTTTATAATCATTTAATGTTACACATCTATTTTGTGTTTCATATAATTTCGGTGCATTATACTTAATTTCAGCAATAGATTCTCTACCAGCTCCCCCATATCCGATTGTAGTAGTAGATATAGAAACATTAGAATATCCACCTACTGGGTCTATTGCTCTAAATATTGCAGCTTTATTAGTAGCCGCTCCATCAGATATATTTGCAGCTAAAATAACTTGACTCCCATCAGCCGGCCTGTAGCCAACTTTATTATCTCCAAATTGAACTTCAAATTTATTTTCAAAACTTTCATAGATAAAATATACATTAGATGTAGGTGTAACTTTAACTGTATCTGATATTTTTTGATAAGTATGTGTTTCAGTTGAGGTCGGCGAAGATTTTACAACAACAGAAAGAGTAGTTATATCAGTATTAGTGTTTGGTAATATAAATTGTTGTTCTTTATTATCATAATCAACTTTATATTTGTGTATTATTCTGATGCCTTGATTTAATTGAACATCATTTATCGTAAATTTTCCAGTCGCGTCCAATATTCCAGGATAAGAATTTGCAGTTGTAAATATGTATTTTTGGTCATTAATAGTTGATGCGAATCTTTTATCTTTTTCAACAATCATAGTTGTTGCGTTATCATTTGGAACTATTTCTAATGAAACAACTGCTTTAGTTCCCTGAACAGATCGTGGCGTATACCCTATTTGTTTAGCTTTTTGTACAACAGAATTTCTAAGTTCTGCTGTATCTAAAAACATTTCATTGGCTAACATATTCAAATAAAAAGAATTATAATATGTATTATATGAAAGCAAATCCATTATAACATCTAAACCTGATCCTGCAAAATCAAAATTTGTAAATTCACTTTGACTTTTTAAAAATGCTATTAAGTTTGCTTTAATAGAACTATAATCTAATTCAGATACTTGTAATTTAGCTGATTGTTCTGCCACAGTAATTCCTATCTATATAAAAATTGTTCGAAGGTTTCCGAGGTCTGTTGTCCCATCATAGAAAAAATTATTTTTACTCTATATCTATTGTGGTCCTCTTCAGATAAAACCTGAATATCTCTTATTGCCGCGCGCGGTTCTAGAGATTGCATAGTTGTTTGAATACTTATTTTTAATCGAGTTTCTGTTATGTTATTCATGGGATCAAATAACAAATCTTGTAAATTTGATCCAATTTCCGGATGCCCGATTCTTTCAAATTCTCTAGTTTGTAAAACATTACGCATAGACTGTTTTATAACGGTAGCGTTCTTTGTTGTAAGAATATCACCAGTAACAGGATGAGCTTTAAATGATAAGTCTACATCGGAATATATTGTTCCACCAGTTTCAGAATCATATGTTATTTCTGTAAATTTTGCATCTGCCATTTATAATTTCTCCAGTTACTTTATTTATACCTACTCTTCTGTTTCAACTGGCGGCCATGTTTTGGCTTCCAAAGTAGTAAGATAGTCATAAACAATATCTGCCTGTTCATTAATTTCGTCTAAATAATCTTTATATTTATTTCTGCTTCCTTGTATCTTTTTTGTTTTAGCAGCTTCAGCCAGAGATTGGTCTGAAATTTTAAAAGACCAGTCTTCGTGGTATAGAAATATTTCTGGTGAACCAGTTCCGATAGTGAAAGCAGAGTCAACCTTAAGATATTCTTCTCCAACTGTTGTATCTACTACTTTGGTGACTGATCCTCCAGTACCAGCTCCAAAATCAACAGTAATTTCATCATTTTCAGCAACTCCTAGCGCCATCCATGTATCGGCGACCATTTGTTCTTCCTCTGCTCGTACTATCACGCCACCATCATCAGCGTCCGTAATATATCCTTCTGAAACCGGAACAGTTCCGTTAATTTTTATCACAGTACCTTCTGGATAATAAGAGGTAGTACGAACTTCTCCTTCTGGACCGGCTTGTCCGGATTCCCAAACCGGTAGTTGTGAATATTCGCCTTGGTCATTTGGAATAGCTACTGAAATAGTATTAGCTTTGGCATGAAAATCTCTTAATCTATAACCTGGATGTTTATAAGTGTTAGTATTTGGGATTTTATTCTCATCCCGATGCTTGTAAACTGATTCAATATTATTATTTAAAATTATATTATAAGGTAATGCTTCATCTAGATCAACAGGAAATTCTTCTTCAAGAACAGCTACGGTTGTATTAGCTAAACTTTCAACAGATCTTGTTGCTCCAGAAGAATCTAAAAGAGGATGAAGTATAGTAACTGTAGTATTTGGTTTGACTGCGCGTTGTCCGGCTTCAAAATCATCGACCTCTTCTATAAATTCACCTTTTATTATCATCAATGTCTTGCCTTTAGATCTTAAACTTCCTTTAGGAGTGGTTTCATCGTCCTCGAGTTTGAGTGACTCTTGGATCAAGTTTATTTCAATTGTTTGGATTATTTGTTTAATTCTTTCGACTAATAATTCTAATTCTCGTAAATCATTTTCTCTTAATTGTGTTAATTCATCATAAATATTTCTATCTGGGCCATCAAATACGCCAGTTGTTAAATCAATAGAACCAAAACGGTTAACATCCATTATTTTTTCTCTCAAATTTTTCCCGGAGGGTGGGGATCCATCCAAATATTCCAAAATTGCGGATAATGCTACTTTAGCCGCTTTCAACCATTTAAGTTTAGCTTGTGTTATCTCTTCCGGTGTTCTTGAGTCTCCAGCATCTACTTGTTCATCTTCTCCTGTCGCACCTCCTGCTGCCATCCAAAATTCGGCATTGAGCACCAATACACCTTCAGTGTTTAGGATTAACGGTTTCTCTCCCACTGGAGCGTCCTTGATACATTCATAATTAACTTGTTGATAAAATACTTTATCGCCGACCGAATATTCTTTTGATTCATCATAAGTAGGAATAGCTATTGTCTCCATTTCTCCGAGCGTCTTCACTTCCGCAGCAGTTTTTGGTCTTAAACCTAATAACAAAGCCAACATGTCTATGGATCTTAAAAGTGGATTTCCATGCGGACCTCCACCTAAAAAACATACGCCGGCACAAAATTTTAATGATTCCGGTGGTTTGCGATCACCTCCTGCGGCCATCATTCTTTCTCTAAATTTAGTTACTCCGCCTACTTGTGGTGGTAAATATAAAGAATACATACCAGTAGCTGGAACACCATTAGCAAATAATTCTAATATTTCTTCGATATCACTTGCAAAAGCCTGCACGTCATTCATTTTGCTATCGAGCCAAGCTATAATAGGATCTAAAGTTTTTTTAGCAGATGCAACACTTGATTTTATTCCTTTTACTTCTGCTTCACATTTATTAAGTAGTGGGCCTAAAGCCGGAAATAATTGCTCTAAACTTTTGCCGGACCAGTTCGGGGATTCTGGCAACAAGTTATCATCATAAGCATCTACTACCATACCCACCACGCATTGGCCTTCTTTAACTTGATGATATATATTGGTCCGTTGGTCGTCTGCTTGCTCTATTTTTCCTTCACTCTCCGAAGCCCCCTTAATGTCTGCCGCAGGTGATGGCACTGCTTCATATATTAAATCACCACATTGAAATTCTTCACCTCCGCTTTCCAAATATTCAATCTCTAATGTTTGATTCATATATGGCAAAGGATTACGATTTACTTTTGTACCTATATGCATCTGTCTTATTCTACTTTCGGTCAACGGAAGATCCAAGGACTGCATCGATTTTGCTGCGCGCATATCTATTTTTTCATTGATCCATGCTTTAGTTTCTATAACTCTTTTTACGCGAGCATAAACATGTTTTGTATTTGATAATATTCTATTAGTTTTCTCTGGATCTTGTATAGTAAAGTTTGCACTCTTTTCGTCTTGCATAATATAGTAGCTGCTGCCTGACATTTCACCTTCAGCAGTTTGAGAAGAAGTGTCCTGACCGACTCTTCCCTGACTGGCAAAGCCAGTAGCGCTTTGCGCGCTCTCCGTAGCCATGGCAGAATTTATATCCAGTGTTCGCATATCAGACATTGCTTCTGAACCTTCAGCAACAACTATACCACATACTTTGGATAATAATAATCTATGAGTAACTGCTTTTGGTTTCCATATTTTTTTAATATCTTCTAGTAAAGTGTTAAAGGTTGAGATATCTAAAAGCTTATTAAACTTTTCCAAAGTTTGTGCAAATTTATCGAAATCCGGCATGCCTATTATAAAAATAATGCCTCCGACTCTGGCCGAGTCAGACATAATTGGTCTGCCTGATTTATAATAACTTGGATCTATTAAATCTTTAAACTTTGTTATATCAACATTAGGAACGTATTCGCCGAGCCCTAGGTCTGTGCCCCCGTTTGCAATTGCTTGTTTAAAATGCTTCGGCACATCACCTAAATCATCAAAAGATTTATCTATAGTTTGTAAAATACCGTTGGGCGTTAATGACATCAAACCCGTGTACTTATTCATTTGTATATAAGCATGATCAATAAGGCCTGCCTTTTGGGCTCCACCCTTCCATTCTAGTGGAGTGGTGCTCATTGCCGGTTGAGCAACATAATTTATTTCATCTGTAAGAGGATCCACTTCAATTTTGTCGCCTGTTCCTGCAGCTTTCAAAAAGGAGGGTGTGAAATCATTTTCGCCGGGTGTTCCTGCTGCGGGAACTCGTGTTGCTGGAACATAAACTTCATTCCCAAAAAATAAAGCACCTGTCATAGGATTTCGTTCTACATTTGGTTCAACCGCGCCAGCATGAACAGGTAGCATGAAAAAGCCAAGACCTCGTAAATCTGCTAATAATTTTAAGATCTCATCTAAGATTGCTTGAATAGCTGCGAATATAGGATCTATAACTCCAAACATCAACGCTTTGTTTATTTCATATAATTCTTTAATAAATGCCGCGTTGGCCTTATGAAGTTCCAAGCCCTTTTTTGAGGCTTCAAAAAAAGGTTTCAAGAAACTTATATCACCTAATGTTTGAGATTTCCAAAGATCCGGATCTGCCGGAGAAGGAGCTCCTGTAGTTCCAAAAAGCGGTCCTTCGGCTTCCGTACCATCTGGATTAGTAGTTGTACCTGCTAAGCCAATATCTGCTGTGACGTCTCCGAAGTCACCGGTTCCGGTGAATGTTTCACTGAAGGTAGCCATTAATCACTTTCCTGTTTTCTTTTTTCTTCATTTTCGTTAAATTTTTCTATATCTGCTTTAACGGTTTGTAATAATAGGTTTTCTAATTTTATTAATTCTTTAGTTTTTTCAGCCAATTTAACTAATGTTGGATGAACTCCTATTTTATCCGGCTGTGTCCATTCGTCTTTTGCCATATTCCCTATGCTAATAATGAATTCAAATTTATTTGTGAAGTAGTCGTTTGTGACATTATCAAAGTAGGAAGCGCTTCAGAACCTGGCAGTAAGGCGCCTCCATTCGAAGTCGTGCCTGCAAGTGGATGAGTATGAGTTAAATATTCTGTAAAAAAATCATCTAGAACTTTTCTTAAAGAAGTCACTTCATTTTTAAGTGTTATTAATCCAGCACCATCGATTGCTATTACACCTTTTGCTTTATTCTGTATAGTTACTTCTCCTGCTGCTCCACTACTTTCTATCTTTATTTCTCCTGAGGGAGAATCACCAAGAGATATTTCTCCAACTTTATTTTTCATTGTTATGGCTCCAAGTGGAGTAGCCATTGTTATTCTAGCTGTTGCTGGATTTTTAGGAGTAATAGCGAAATATCCGGCTGAAGAAGCTTTCGCACCTTTTTCAGAGGAAGAAGGAAGTCTATTTAATTGGAATAATAAGCCACCGGTGGATTCTGTCGCGGCAGATCTTAAATTAATAATTCCATTATTACATACAATAGATTTACCTGCACCACTACCCTTGTTTATCACATTCATTCCTTGAATAATTTCTTCACTGCCGTGCGAAAAGTTTACCACTCCACTTTGGGCAGATAAACCGTATGCACCCATGGTACTTTGTGTTATTTGTGAAGCAGTTGTAATTTTTGCTCCGCCGATATCTTCTACAGAATCACCTTTTCTTTTAACTACTGTGCCAGTGTTATCTTCAAGTGGAATCATAGGGCCACCATGAAGAGATGGTAAATCGTTAGGAAATTCCCCTTCTATATACAAAGGTGTATTAAATCTAATTAATTCTTTAGCGTTAAATTCAATTTTAGACGCGGTAATAAAAGCAATTCCGTCACTACAATATACTTCAACATTTCCTTGTTCTGATTCTAGATGAACATCACCAGATCCTTTAACTCGCAGCCAATAATCTTCTTGTCCGCCTGCGGTATTCACAGCTAATTCATATCCATACTTTATTGCTGAATATTTATACCCACCAACTGATTCATGAGTATTTTTTAGAACACATGAAAAATAATCTCGATTAGATTTATCAACTATATTTCCTAGTGGTCCCATTTCTCTATAAGAACCAGAACGATGATACCAATGTAATCTTTCTTTTGTTGGAGTATCATCAATTTCAGTAACATGACCACTTTCTGATACATGTACATGATTATACGGATACGCGGCATCATAAGGAGAAACCGGTTCTTGAAAAGTTGCATTTCCTGTGCCCTTGGCTTTAGGATAAGGATTCATTCTTAAATCTGCTTTTGTTTGAACAATAGAAGTTCCCACCGATAAAATTTGAGATTCACCATGTGGATTTGAACCTAAAATTGTATCAATTTTTGTACTACCGTCGGCTCGACCTCTAGCTAATCTTGGAGTTGTTGGTTCGCCCAAAAATCTAAAAAGAGGATAATTATAAGAAAATTCATAATCTGGAACTTGTGCTTCCTGTGATTCTGTTTCTTCAACCAAGACTCCCGTCGCAAGGGCTCCGGATTCATCTGTTTGGCCTTCAACTAAAGTAGCTTTATCACTCCTTTCAACTATTTCAATTCCTCTTTTTTTATTGAATTTTACACTTAAAGGATGTTGCGGAACATCTGCAAATTTTGGATCTCCTTTATCTATAGCACCAGTTTGCTTGTTTACTTGATAAAATTTTGGAGAATAATCTCTCGGATCATTAAAACCATCATCAGGATTACAAGGTTTATCTGGCCGACCACCTAATGTACCTATCATAACAGGGTCATTAGCAGCGGGTCCATCTCTAAAAAATCCCATAACCCATGTACCTTCAACGGGCCCAGTTGGACTAGTCCCAACACCGGTTTGAGAAGCAGAGGTAAGCGGCATTAAAGGAAAAGCCCATGGCAAGAGATGAGTAGGCAAATCTTGTTTATCTTTAGTATGCCAACCTAGCCATCTTACTTTGCATCTTCCCAGGAATAGAGGATCCATTCGATCTTCTACAACCCCAACAGCCCAAACAAAGCCTTCTTTTCCCATAAAATCCGGTTCCATTTTATCCTTTATATAATGTTAAATTTCATCATCTGTT